CTTTCTAGCTCCCTTATGAGATATATTAAAAAGATAGAGGGAAGTAAAGGGGATTTAAGAGAATCTGAGCTTGAATCTAAGAGTGGGTCAGGATATCTTGCTGCAGCATCTGGTGCTATCGGTCAAGGTGTAAGAAAGACCGCAGATTTTACTAAAGGCCAGATTGGTAGATTAAAGGGATTAGGATCTTTATTGAATCCTGCCGTATTAGGGGCATTTGCTTTAGCATTCGGAAAGAAATTGATAGGGAGAGGATTCTTAGCAACTATTGGCGCTCTCTTTGCTGACGAAATTACAGAATTTATTACTGGAGGTGCTGGGAGTAAAGAACTTAAAGAAGCTATTGCAAAAGGTATTACATTTGCATCAATTGGATCTTTATTTGGAGTAAGATTCGGGATTCTCGCAGGATTGTTCGGATTCATTATGGGTGATAAGACAGATGAGGTATGGGATAAGGTAAAAGAAATATCAGCACTCCCTATATGGGAAGATATAAGGGAGTGGCTACAAACTAATCTTCTTGAAGGGTTAGAAGGTATTCGTCTTTTATTCTCTGGTGAGATATTAGAAATATGGAAAAAAGGATTAGTCCTAGAGACATTAACGTCTCTGGGGTTATTAGGATCAGCTATTTTTGGCATTGGACCTGTTCTTCGTACTATTGGTATGACGTACTGGCTTGGCGGGAAAGGACTAAAAGGAGTAAAATGGGTTCTTAGCAAATTAAGTAAATTAGGATTGGCAATTGCTAATATGGTTATACCAGATCTTATACCACCAAATCAATTATTAGATAAAAATGGTAATCCTTTAAAGGGCCAGGCTCGAAAGAACAGAATAGATAGTATAAGAAACAAGGGCGGTCCTCTTAGAAAAATAGGTAACTTATTTAAATGGGGTGCTAGAGGAGCATTGATGGCTGGATCTGGTCTTGCTAGCCTTCTGGGTGGTGTAGTATCTGCTGCTGTTGTTCCAGCAATTCCAATCGCTATACTAGGGTCACTAGGATATTTAGCACTTCAAGCAGCTAAAAATAATAATATAATCCAAGAATTAAAAGATAAAGGACAAGATCGCCTAGGCGATACCCCTGAGCAAAGGGAAATAAATGAAAAGGTTAGAGTTGCAAAAGCTATGGGTTCATTTTCAGGATTGACTCCAAATGATCTGTTATTTCAGAAAGAATTAGAAAGACTACAACAGAAGTTGAATAGATTTGAAAGTGGCAAACAAGGATATTTTGAAGGGCTTTTTGATTCGACTGATACTATACAGCAAGAAGTAGATAGGATGCTCGAACAACGTTCTAGGTATAAGCTTATCCAATCATCAAACTTAGAAAACTTAGAGATCGAATCTGGATATAACCGAGAGATGATGAGAGAAAGTATGAGACAAAACTCTAATAGCTTTATTGATCAATCGAATAATCCTTCTTCAGTAGTGAATCAGAATCAAGCAGTCCTTTCGGATTTAACATCTGGAGATGGAACAAAAGTAGGATTAGCAACAAATGGATAGGCAGTTTTAAGTCTTGCCTAGGACTTTATATTAGTCTTCGTTTGCGAGATTAGCAAAGTAAGACATTGTATCATCTTCGTCAGTTAACTGGTCTGCAGTCACTGGCTCAAGCTTTTGAGGTTCAGGTGCTGATACAGGTTCATTCATTTGTGTTTCCTGTTTCACTGTATAGGCACCAGCTGTTGCTTCTTCACCAAGTACTTTCATTAGCTTTGATTTTAATTCATCGTAAGTCTTGTAGTTGCTTGGTTCAGTAAACTCATTTAGATTGTGTAGTTGATTATATACAGATTCCAAACGAGAATCATCACCATCATAAAGAGCGGACTGAGAAGAAAATTCTGATTTATCATAGTTGCGATATCCTTCTACGTTTCTGATCTTTAATTTGAATTCTGCACCTTCCCACATATCAAATGGATTGACTGGATCTTCATCAGCAAATTCTGGCTGCATTGAATCCATAATCTTATCAAAGATCTTTTTACCAAATTTATAGAGGAAGACTTTACCTTCATTATGAGGTGCCGAAGGATCTTGTACGACTAATACATTTGTTACGTAATGTAGTCTACGTTTTTGGGCACGGGCTTTTTCTTTATCAGAGTCGTTACCGGTGTTCCATAAACGGGAGTTGAGTTCGCCAACTGGATCAGTTTGACCAATAGAAGTAAGTGAGTTTTCGATATACCACAAACCTGTTGGTCCTTTGAATCCGTGGTCCCAGTAACGAACCCACGGAAGTTCTGCTCCTTCAGTGGCTGGCAAGAATCTGAGTACTGCATAACCGTTACCTGCTTTATCAACTGTTGGCTTCCATACCCGTTCATCAACATAAGATTTCTTTTCCGTAGATCCACCTACAGATTCTGCTGCTGATACTAATTTTTGGATTTGGTCGCGATTGCGTTTTAAGTTTTCGAATGACATTTATATTTTCCTTGTATGTACTGAAATATTGACTGTAATATTATACCATATTTTATAGTATATGTATATATCTTTTTATTCAAAGAGTGCACTATCGAGTGAATTTGTCCTTGGTAAAAAGTTAAGCCTCATTGCTTCGGCTTCGATTTTATCCCGTATGATCGGTGAGATAAACTTTTTCATATCCTCTGGTTCCATGTCGTTTCTTTCACATAAGTGTAAGACTGCTTCCATGTAAGGGATCTTTAATTCGCTAACTGTTTGTTCAACTAATTTTGTAAATTTTGATTTCGTAAGAAATTTTTCTTCAATAGTCATTTATCCATTACCCTTAATAAGATGATATCTTTATTGATACGACCAGTTGGTACTGTCGTCTTGGTTTTTAATTTTTTCCATTCGGTGTCAATCTGCTTGAATGTCTTTTTCAATGCAATTGGTATAAACTCATCTGGCTTACGTAACCGAACCTGTCGACTGTTAACAGGATCAATATTCTTAATTGTTGTTCCTGATATTTCGAATCCATTAACGGACTGGGTGCAGTACTCGATCAGATATCTTTCTTTACAGTTGAATGCGTAAAGTCTTCTTGATCCGATGAGGAGAATCGGATTAATGGAGACCAACTTAAAGTCGTTATCTTCTTTCTTGTACTGCACCTTTGCCACTTGTTTGTCAGCAGCTTTAACTTTAGGAGTACGAATTTTACGATTCGCTTTTGCTGCTGACTGTATCTTGTCAAGATCGAGGAGCATATCCTGACAAGACTTAATGCGGCGGTTGAGTTCGGTCTTTTTCAAATGAGCATAACCCTCGACGGCTTGTTCATCTCGCTTATGATAAGCATCTTCATAATCTAGCAACCAACCCTCAACCACCTGCCTAGCTGGCATTGTAGCCGAGCCAGACAAACCGTGTGTTTGAAATAATTTGTATAGATCAATTGTTACCTTTTCACCTTCGATCCATTGATCTTCAAGATCGAGTAAATCCTGTATAATGGTTTCACTAATTTTTCTTTGTAGTCTTTCCATTGGAGAGATTGATACTACGTTACTCTCTGGCTTTCTTTGGGAAAGAATATCATTACCGACCTCAATTAGGCTCATACAGTACGTTTGGAGTGCGTCAGCGTACGGTTGTATCTTTGCATCGATTTCAAGCTTACTATTTAACCAGAAGGCGGTACAAGCGTGATATGGGATATTAAATTTATATTCAGGTGCAGCATTAATCTTTTGCGCTTGTTCCTTTGTAAAGTTATTCTTGACATATGTTTTAATATAGCCAACAATATCTTTCTTTGTCACTTCAATCTGAAAATAATATTTAGTTGCTTCCCAACCATCTTGAATTGGTATCAGAGCTACACCTTTACGACGTACAATCTCTTTTTTCTTTTTTAATCTTTTGCCTTTAAGTGCTGTTAGTGCCATAACGATCTCCTCATTGTTATATACTATTCTACCATATTTTTTTCGATTTGTAAACCATTTTTTTCACGATAGTCATAAACTGCCCCAATTACCATTAGTGGATAATTACCAAGATATGTGCCAGCCTTCAGATCATGCTTCGTCAATCTGCCTTTATGTGGGTGATCGATTTCGTCATAATTCTCTAGAATAAATTTAGCTAATTCGTCGAACTCGCCATCTGATATGAGTGGGCTGTCTTCTTTGTAGTAGGCATAAGCACACATCAGATATCTTGCAACTGGATTTTTCATCCTCTACGCATCCTTGCTATTTCTTTTGCATCGTTACTATCTTTACGAACTGGTACCATATTTGATTTATGGAGTGTACCAATACCTGCTAGCTCGTCGCCAGTATATTGGTTTGCTTGTCTTTGGAATCCATTACCAACACCATTTGAAAGCTGAGCATTCGATCGAGTAGCCTGATAGTCAGGAAGATCTGGACGATAAGTTGAATTCCTATTATATCTACTTCGGTCAAGAAGCTTTTGGATCTTGACTTCTTCGGCAGAAATCTGTGCGGATTTCTTTTTACTCTTACGCTTTTTCAAGCTTGTTGTAGTATAATAGGATGGTAATAAATGCATTGTCATCTGTAATGTTCCTTCTTTTTCATCGAGTCGATACGCATTTCAAGATAGTTAACTACTTGATTAAGAAACTCTGCATCATCATTACCTTCGATAATCATAGTGCGAATGCGAAGTATCTCACCGGAGAATACACGGCATGCTGCCATACGATCTGATGACATGTTTTGATAATCAACCATTAGTTCCAATCCTTCTCATAAGCTTCCTGGTCACGAGCACGATCGCCATAGTATTCATTAACATACTTTGGCGCATCAGTGTATGCATAGATGTTGTCACCGTTGTCAATCTTATCTAAGAAAGATGTTTCGGTTTTACGAACACGCTGATTGCGTTGTAATTTTTTATTGAATTTTTTAGACACCTTGCGGATAAGTGCCATACGTTGTTTTTGTGTTTGTGCCATAATATACTCCTCAGTAATAATAAAATGGAGACTTCTAATGAAGCTGTCTCCGAGCCGCTTACGTCTTAATTTTAATGTCGTTATAAGCCTGACCGGGTTTATACTCCCTCGACAATTTGTACCGGGCCTTGGTGAGCTGCGTCCCTCCTGCCGTCCCCCTGGACCGGATTTCTCCAGGAGTCCCAATATTACCTTGCTTAGCCATAACTTTCACTTCATATTGGAGAACCTACTCGTGCTTTTTGTGACTTTAGATTTTTGTCATCCCATTTTAAGAACTCCTCTTTTCTTATTATACTACTATTGTACCATAGTTTTACGAGATTGTAAACCCCTAGGACTGATTTTTTTTCAATTAATTTGAATATATTTTCTGTAAGTGAGATTCGAATGCTTCGACTTTAGCAAGACGATCTGGCCAAAGAATATATTCTTTTTCAGGATTTGCTTTTAAATTATTCAATAGCGGTATGACAGCATTATACAATTTATCAAGTTTTTCCTGTGCAGTTTTTGCTTCTACTTCTGTATCGCCTACAGCTTTTTGGGCATCTTGTACTACCTGTAGTTCATCTTCATCAACAGCAGTAAATCCGAAATCAAAGAAATCATTAGACATTTCGTTTTCTCCTTAAATGTGCATACGTGTCAAATATCCAAAGTGCACCAAAAAACCAAAAGAGATTCATAGTGAGCAAAGACTGACTGATGATGTATGCAAACGGTAGAGTGACGAGTATATCGCCAGCGTGTATTTTTTTCATATGAATATTTATATCAAAGTCAATAAGAAGATAGCAAGGACAATTACCCATACTCTCATCATTAAAATTAATTTGAGTAGCCACAGAGCTCCAGCCAAAAAGAGGAGGAGAATGACGAGCTCTGCGACACTCGCTGATTGAATTGCTTCTAGCATTCCAATCAATCCCGTAAGAACGTTTGCTTTTCAAACCCTGAAGGAGCATATTCATTCCAGATTTTGTATGTAGGATCTATATCTCGAGCATATGCTTCTAGTTGGCTCTTTTGCTCAAACCCTCGAGTCCATTTATTATGATCATCAGAATAATCGTATGACCAATCATGAGTCTGTAAAAGATTGATATATTCATTAAGATATTGCTGAGAATAAACCATTAT